GTAGTCCCCGATGCTATCTCGGAGCCTTCCTGCATCATCCTAGACGCAAGAACGACCGACAAAGGCGACCTTCCACTATTTCACCAACGCAAATACATACCATAATGGCAAAGAGCATACCAAAAGTAAGCGGAATGGATTGGATTATAGAGCAATTCCAGCAAGTGGAAATGCATCCAGATGAGTTTACCGTTGAGATGGTTGTTGATAAGACGGGAAAACCTTATCAATCCATCAGAAATAGGATAAAAAGGATGCACGAAAAGAAGGAGTTGACTTGCCGTAAGATGTTAATCAAGGGGCGACATGTCAATGTCTACAAGCAGGTGGAGAGCTAGAGTGTAACAACTCCGCCTCTGGAAAATCATAGTATTGGTTAATCCTCTCCATAATAGCGGAGTGGACAGCATCTTTAATAACCTCGTGGGATGGGTTTTCCGTATGCTTATGCGCTCTCATAACGCCGTAACGACATCCCTCCTCGATACAGTCACTTAGTATTGCGTAATGTTTTGGTTTCATGGTTTTGTTTCTTTTGGTTCTATGTGAAATTCACACCAGAAAGCGATGATTTTCGGCGGTTCGATGTAAGAATGCACGCCATTTCTCGGTGCTGTCCTGCGCAAGCAGTTCTCGCATCCTTCGCGCCATTCCCATTCGTCGTCCTCGTCGAATCCCACGCCATCGCATCGGGCTACGTCATTTGGTAGTGTGTTCATTTTGTTTTGGTTCTGTAGCTTTGCCAGTCAAACGATAGTTTCGCCCCATTCTCCTCGATCCGATCAATCACGGCTGGAGATAGCGTAGATGCTAATCTCTCCCATGTATAGTTGGAAATCAAGATTGTCGGCATATCTGCGGCGTATCTCGCATCAATGATGGCGGTTAGCTGTCTATCCTCGTATTGTGTCTCCCCACGCTCCTGGACTTCATCTATCACCAGCAGGGCAGCTTCACAGTAATCCGACACAACTTCCTTTTCTGATTTGCCAGATCCAGAAGTGTAAGTAGATTTGATCGTTGAGAACAAGTTCACCGCTGTGGTGTAAACCATCGGGCGTTTCTTCGTGCTTGTCGTCCATCCAATGCCTCCATTACTGATTGTTGGACGTTTTGACTTATGCGCTCTAGCTACCTCCCAAGCCATGCGTGTCTTGCCTGTGCCATATCCTCCGTAAAGGATCGTAATGCCCCCAGAATCGGTCGTAGCGAGTGCCTTGGCATAGTTTGCCAACCACCCGTCACCTGTCGCTGGCGGGGCATCCTCGTAGCGTTTTGGAAATCCTCTTAGTGTGTTCATAACATTGTTGGTGTTTCTATTGTTTTTTCTTTTGGCGTGCCTGCAAACATATCCATTTGCGCCGTCTCTGCTTTTACGCGTGCAATGCCAGCCGCAAAGTAGTCTGGATCTAGCTCGCAGCCTGTAAGATGCACGCCGCCGTAATGCGCTGCGATGGCGATTGACATACTGCCGAGGTGCGTGTCCAGTATTTTCATACCCTCCTTGGCGTAGTTGGTGAGAAGCCAGCGGTAGAGGGCTACGGGCTTCTGGCAAACGTGAAAACGGTCTGTTCCGCTTTCTGTTTGTGAAGTTAGATCGTATGTTTTGGAATTGCGGTCAAACGAAGTCAGCGCAAGTTCAACATTGCTCATTGTATGCATCCCTGACATGTTTGGCTTAACCCATGGAATAAAATGACGAGCAGGTGGCAAGCATTGTGTAAAATAATTACCGCCCCATACAATCCAATTTTTAGAAACGCGCATCATTTCGTCGAAATATATTTTGTCTGGCGCAACATCCCATTTCGCACCCTTTTTTTGATATTTTACCGACCAAGTTCCTCCCGCAACCAGTTTTTCACCGAGTCCGTAAGGAGGATCGCAAATAGCAAGGTCGAAATGCTTGTCAGGGTATTCCTTCATCAGCTCCATGCAGTCCATTAGCCGAAGGTCGAGCGTGTTTGTTTTGTAGTGTGTGATTTTCTGTGTGTTCATGGTAAATTCAAAATGTCTAATACTGTGTAGCTGTTGCCCTTCTTTTGTAGGTGTGAGTAGTCAATCGGCATTGTCGGCTCGATCTTCTCCGATTCCTCCGTGCGCATGAGCAATTCTGCCGCTTGGCTAGGGTTGCACTTATTACGCAAGGACAGTCGTCTGATACGCTGATACGTCTCCTGTGACAAGCGTAAAACGATTGTTGCCTTCTGCTCCCACGGTTTATGTCGTTGTCTTCCGCATATCATGCTGAATCCTTCGTCACTAGCTCTTTTGGCTCTCTTTTTCATAATACCTTGTATTGTGCGTAGGTTTTGCCGTTGGATTTCACCTTCGTAGTGCTGATAGCGATACCTTTGTTGCGGAGTTCCGCGATCCGTGCTGCTAGTCTCATACATCCCCATTTCTGGAGTGCTTGTAGTGGGGTTATCTTGTGTCCTTTAAGGAGCCATGCTTCTATTTTCTTCGTTGTGCTTGGTTGTGTGTTCATATCGTGTATTCTTGAGAGTTGTTTCCCCACCGCGCCTGAACAGAGCGGCAGGGGTTTTTCTTCGCTTCAGCACCTGCTGGGCGAGGAAGTCTTTTGTTGCGGCTGTAAAAACGCTAGTTTCAATTCCGCTTGCGTGAGTTGTTTCATGCTGGCAATACGGTTGCTGTTCCTAATTCCGTGTCGAACTCAATAAAGATATACTCGCTGTATTTAATCCATTTTCCTAGCTGTTCGTTAATCTTCTTGTATCGCGATTCAATCAATGATTCCGATTCGTCATCATCCAATCCTTCCATTTCTCGGACTTGGTTTTCTGCCGCTTCACGTATCATTTCGCACACGCTGTCAGGGTCTTTTATTGTTAGTTTTAGTTTCATACTGTGTTTTCTTTCTGTATTGTTTTGTAGATTATAAAATAGCTTTTAGTGATTTGATAAAATAGTGAATTGGGATAGGCTCTTGACCTAGCGTTTTTGCATTGCGCAAATGTATGTGTCGATCAGCGTGATGACGAGTGCAAAGCCATACAACGTCTAGCGGTTTGCTGTAATCCTCATGGTGACCTTGACTTTTTGCTGTTCCGCATACTTCGCAAGGATTGGAAATAAGCCTTCCATCACGCAAAGCATTTTCATATTCGCCATATTTTTCTTTTCTCACCTGTCTTGGTAATTGGATTCTTGCGTATTTTTTAACTAGCCCCAAATCTCTACGCTTGGATTCTTTTTTTCGCTGGCGTTCGCGTTCTTTAATCTGCCAGTGCGGGTCTAACATTTTACGTTTGAAGTTTTCATCACTATCTTTTTTCGTGCATTCTTGACACTTATTTAGATGACCATCTGCCATGCGTGAGTGTTTGTAAAACTCACTTAATGGCTTAACCGTATTACATTTGAAACAATTTTTCATGCGCGGTTAGAATAGTCAAAACAATCACAAGTGTCGAGAATTTATTTTACCATTCTAAAACGGGATTTTAGAATCGTCATCGGTATCTACAAATTGCGTAGTTCCTTGCCATTGTCCGCCGCTCTTAGCCGATGATTGCGGTTGACTGTCGCTGTTGAAATTCAGCGTTTTGCAGTTTCCGAGAATCGCGCCTTTTTCACCTGCGCCCCGTCGATCCTTGCCGATGTCGAGTGTAATCATGTGGGTGTTCCCATATTTATCCTCGCCTTTCTTATTTTCAAGAATGTCGCAATTCAGGTAAATTCCACCCTTGTCCGAGACGAAGATGTTTGCTGACTTTACTGGAATTGCGACGAATTTCTCGCCTGTTTTTGACTCGAAAACTTTTACGCCTTCGATCTTCTGTAGTCCTATGTTTGCTTTTAGTATTTGCATGTTATTTATTAGTTGGAGATTAGTTTGATTTGTGCTTATTGCTTTTTTTCTGGTGTGTTCATAATCTCGATAATTGATACTTGATAAAATCCGATTTGGTCAATAACCCGCTGATCTCTGAGTGCTTGCGCTCGATCTGACTGCGCTCCTCGATTGGAAACGATGCGAACTCTGGTCGCTGCATCGTCGCCTCCAGCTTGTCGAACTGCGCCAACAACTCAGCCTCCAGCGCGGTCGCTAGTTCTAGTGCGCGTTCACTCATCGTCCCCTCCTTTCGTGGCAACAAGTTCTCTCAGCTCAATAAGTATAGGGCAAGAATAGTCATCGTCATGAGCTGCAAATTCTAGTGGTATTGCCTCTCTGATTCGAGCATCGATGTATTCGATCAATTTGTTAAGTAGTTCTTCGTTCATAGTTGGAGTAGTATTAAAATTAGAATTGAATAAATAATAACGACTGCCGCAAATATTACGACTGCCGCAAATATTGCGACTCCGATTTTCCAGTCTAAATTAGTCCCGTGCATGGCTCCCTCCTTTCACGGCTGCAATGATTGCGCACGCATGGTCAAACACTGCTTTGATTGCAAACGCATAAAACATCGAAGTTTTACCCTGATTGTCATAAATTAAGATCGCGGCGATAGTCCACAAAACAGCAATAATTTCTTCGACTTTTGATTTACTCATGCTGACCTCCTTTCACGGGGGCTAGGGCTTTCTTGCCTGCTAAATAAGCAGCATCGCATTCTTCTATTTCTTGCCATTCATTGGTGTCGGGCGCGCCAACAACCTTCATGAGCTTGCGGCAAGCCTCAGCCAGCGTGTCGCGCTGTTTCCGCGCTTCTTCTAGCTCGCGCTCTAAATCCCTGCAAAGGCTCCAAACTGCACCAGCCTCTCTGCTGGATACTCGTTTTCCTGCAAATTCTCTTGCTAATTCATCTGTTATTGGTGTCGGTGTATCACTCATGG